GGACGAAGACATCGGCGAAACCGGCATCGAGGAGGCATCTAGCTAATGACCGAGTACGTTAAGAAGAATGACTTCTACTACGCCTTCACCGACGAATCGGCAGCAGCTACGGCACTCCAGCCCTTCTACCACCAGCCCGTCATCACGTCTGTTGACGAAGAGACTGGGGAAACCGTCGAGACACCTGACGGCGACCCCTACCTTGTCAAGCACAGCAAGGGTCACTCCATCGACATCATCGGGGTGATCCACGAGGCCACAGGTGTCATGCTGACAGACGACGAAGGCATGGAGTACCCCGAGATAGCCCCAGTTCCCGGCTGGCATGTCAACCTGCGGATACTTGGTGATTACATGAGGGCAGAGGCTGAAGCTATCAACACTGACTTTGGTGTAGAACCTGCTACCCCTCACAGAACTTGGTTATAAGGAGAACTATTATGTTAGACCAAAAACAATGGTGGATGTCGAAGACTGTATGGGGTGTAGTTGTTATGCTCCTATCTTCAGCTTTGACGACCACTGGTATCCCGCTAACCCCTGAGATTCAGGGTACGATTGTAGAGCTTATCATGCAGGGTATTACCTTGGGTGGTGGTGCAATGGCTGTCTACGGTCGAGTAACGGCTAAGACTGCCCTCAAATGAGCAGATCACTAAACTCGACAATCACTACGGCATTGGCGGCTGATGTTATTCAGCCGTTCTTTGCTATTGATCTTCTGTTTGATTCTCCTAACGAAGTGTATCTCTGGAATGGTATCGGCACTCGGACCATTGACAGTAAGGCTTATGCTGGTGCAGGGGAGTTCTTACAGATCGAGCCTATCGAAGAGACCGGGGATATTTCCGCTAGGGGGGCTACTATTTCCCTCAGTGGTATTGATAATGCCAGTGGGTCTTTGTTCGTTAAGGCTCTTGCTACACCATACCAAGGGCGAGAGTGTAAGATTTACTTTGGTGTGATGGACGACCCTACCGACTACATCCAGATATTCTCTGGCTATATGGACCAGATGAACATTGACGAAGGCCCAGACACCAGCACTATCACTCTGACTGTGGAGAACAAGCTGGTAGCCTTAGAGCGTCCTGCTGGCACTCGCTACACTTCTGCTTATCAGAAAGAGGCACACACCGGGGACAAGGGCTTAGATTTTGTAGCAGGACTACAGACCAAGAAGATCATATGGGGGGCTATCCCTGAATGAAGTATCAACAAGAGTTCTTAGCTACAGTTAAGGACGACATCCGACCACTGATACAAAAGCATTGGGAAGACATAGCCCTTAACAAAGACAAGATTAAACTAAACCCAGACTGGGATGCCTACCACGACCTAGAGCAAAAGGGAATGCTCAAGGCTTTTACAGCCAGAGAAGGTGATAAGTTGGTGGGTTACTTTGTTGTAGTTGTTCAACGGAACCTCCACTACAAGGACCACCTCTTTGCTTCCAATGACATCGTTTTCCTACACCCCGACTACAGGAAAGGTCGCACTGGCATTAAGTTGATCCAGTTCGCAGAGAAGTGTCTCAAAGAAGATGGCGTCTCAGTCTTGGCTATTAATACGAAGGTTCATAAGCCTTTCGATAATCTGATGCAGTTCCTAAAGTTTAACTTAGTTGAGCGCATCTACTCTAAATATATAGGAGACTGATATGGGTCAGAGCCTTGTAGGAGGTCTCATTGGTGGTGCTGCTGGTGCTGTCCAAGGCTTTATTACTGGCGGTCCCGCTAAAGCCCTAGCTTTAGGTGCTATTGGCTTTGTTGGTGGGTTTGCCAGCAGCTATATGGCCAAGCAAGCCACAGCCGATGCTCTTTCTAGTGCTATGGGGCCTAGTGCTGCTGAACCTAAGTTTGGTGGCTATAACGTCAACCGCAGAGGTGCAGCACTACACCACCAAGTAATCTATGGGCAGACTAAGACTGGTGGTGTTGTAGTATTTGATGATGCGCATGGAGATGATGGGGAAGCCAACACAGACAATAACAAATATCTTAGCCGCATTATTGCTTACGCTGGACATGAGATTGAGTCTTTTGAGAAGATTTACATTGGTGGTGGCTACAGAGTAGGGACTATCAACAGCAGCACTGGTGCAGTCACTGGCGTCTTTGCTGTCGATCAAAATGGTGAAGATGTAGGTAGCCAGCTAACAGGGGCCAATAATCCCTTTAATGGGTATCTTAGTATTCGTGAGGTACTGGGCGACCACACTGCAAGCCTTGGTGGACAGACCTTTACTCATTTTAGTGACGACTGGACAGCCGACCACAAGCTCCTTGGCATTGCTCACTTGGCTATCTTGTTTGAGTATGTTGATGACGTATGGAACGAAGGACTACCAGAGGTCACTGCCCTTATCAAAGGCAAGAAAGTCTACGACCCCAGAGAAGCTGGTCATGATGTAGCTGACCCTACTACTTGGGAGTGGTCAGACAACCCTGCACTTATCGTCAGAGACTTCCTAACCAACACTGACTATGGCCTTGGTGAAGACGCAGCTAACATTGATGACACGCTTGTAGACTCTTCTGCGGACACTTGTGATACTATTGTGGGTGGCACAGTTGATACAAAGAAGTACACCTGTAACGGTGCTTGGACTACCTCTCAGCCTCCTATAGACGTTATTGCACAGCTTATGACCTCTTGTGCTGGTTACCTGTGGTATGCACAAGGTAAATGGCGTATGAAGGCTGGTAAGTATGTAGCACCTACTATAGCACTAACTGAGGATGATCTACGGTCTCCTATCTCTGTGACCACAAGACACTCTCGTAGGGACAACTTTAATGCTGTACGAGGCACTTTTAAAGGCCCTAAAAGTAACTACCAGTTTACTGACTATCCTACGGTTAAAAGCACTCTTCCTCTCAGTGACTCAAACAACTTTGTCACTGTGGATGGTGGTCAAGAAAGTACAATGGACTTGGCCTTACCATTCACTGATAACCCAGAAGAAGCTCAACGACTGGCTAACATTGCCCTAGAAAAGAACCGTAGTCAGATTACGATTACTGGTACTTTTGGTCTTAATGCTTTTGACCTACAAGTAGGTGATAATGTAAGCATTACCAATAGTCGTTTTGGTTGGACTAATAAGTTGTTCGAGGTTGTAGCATGGAGCTTTGGTGTTGAGGACTACCAGCTACAGGTAAACCTTGTACTTCGTGAGACTACATCTGGTACTTACGACGAATATGCTCACACAGACTTTGAGTCTGACAACACAAACCTACCGGGGGCTTTGGGTGAGGTTGTAGTTGGTGGAGATGTAAACTCTACTACGGCTCCTACAGGACTTACTGCTGGTGGCGGCCTTAAACAAATTAAAGTTAGCTGGTCAAACCCTTTAAACAACAATTACTTTGAAACCAAAGTCTACAGAAACACTACAAACAATTTTTCTGGTGCCACTAATATTGTTGATGTTACTGGAGAATCCTACATAGATGATAATAGTGGTACAGGACTTCCGCCAGACTCTCAGTATTTTTATTGGGTCAAAGCTGTTGATTCTGGTGGTGTGGATTTAGGTGCGGGACAAATTGGACCTGCCAATGCCTATACTAAACTTGCACAAACAGATGACATTCAGGGAAGAGGCGTTACTAATCCCTTAACCACCAAATTTCCCCCCGACAATGCCCAGAACCCATCAAGCTATTATGAAGATGTTTCCCCAAACGATGGGGCGGTAACTTTCATACAACTGGCTATTACCCCTGTTGGCACAAAAGTGTTAATTTCTTGGGATGCGTATTGTCACGATGGAACTAATACTGCTGATCCAAAAATAGACTTTGTCTTAAAAAGAACTCAGAACGGTAGTACAACGACTATACAACGGTGGACGGACGTTCAAATGACAGGTGTAGGTACAACTTTTAATGGTTCTGTTTTGGATACAGCAGTATCTGCCAATGCGCAAGCAACGTATAAACTCTCTGCTCAAACCATTACTACAGGCGGAGCCAGTCTTTACTTCCAAATAAGAGCGGCAAATATAACACTGACGGATTTAAAAAGATAGTGCCTAACTACATTATATACAACACAGAAACTGGTAATATTAAAAGGTCTCTTTCTTGCGAAGAAGCTGACCTTGTTCAAAATATGGAAGAGGGAGAAGGTAGTCTTATTAGTCAAGAAGACGTTGCATACAAAAGAGTTGTAAATGGAGTTTTAGTTGATATTCCTGCTGAAGAGCGAGAAACTTTAGAACTAAGTGTGGCTTTAATTGACCTCAGATCTACACGAAGGTACTTACTAAAACAGTCAGACTGGACCCAAGTTCCAGACGCACCAGTTGACAGTGCAGCTTGGGCAGTGTACCGTCAACAACTCCGAGACCTGCCAGCTAACACCACAGACCCAAGGAATGTAGTATGGCCAGAGCCACCCTCTTAATCTTTACCGGGATATTCTGGGTAGCACTGTTTGGCCTCTTCTGGGCTACCAACTCATTTTCCCACGATGGGGGGTCTATTTCCCACGAGGGGGGTTTCTCAAAGCGGTCTGAGCAGCATTTAGCAGAAATTCATATAGATTTGTATGAAGTTGTTTTCCTTGCTAGACTTCTATCAGAGGTTCCATTTGAGATCACTGACGGTCTGAGAACAATAGAAGAACAAAGACACTACTACGAGACAGGCAAGAGCCAGACGATGAACTCTAAGCATCTGACAGGCCATGCAGTTGATGTAGTACCAATCCCTGTAACATGGGATAAAGAAGCCTTCCTGCCGATTGCAGAGGCTATGAAGAAAGCATCCGACATACTCGACGTTCCGATAGTCTGGGGAGGTGACTGGCGTTCCTTCAAGGACTACCCCCATTTCGAGTTAAAGGAGAGACCTGATGGTCATTGAGTTCTTGAGCATGGTAGGGGTGCCGATTGTTGTGGCACTTCTATCTTCTGCGGGTATCTGGCGCTTCTTTCAAGCGAGGACCGAACAAGAGCATGAACGTAGATCGGAGTTCCGTAGGACATTGCAGGACCAGATTGATACCCTATCCGAACAAGTAGGGAAGTTGAACTACCAAAAAGAATCACTACTCCGAGAAATTGGCGAACTCCGTGAAGCCTTAGCTGAAGCAAAGACAACGATCTTGCACCTTCAAGAGCTTCTTCGGAGACAGCCCT